ATGTAGCCATTTGGTGCCTCCCAAGGTTCCCCAAGGTTTTTTTGACCCTGCCCGTCGCACCTTGGGGAGACGGCGGGCAGGGGGTCTTTTACTTGGTGGACACGCACGCCGCGGTCACCGATGTGGTGGCCGAGAACGTCACAGCCGCGTCCCCGCCAGCGGCAGGCTGGTACTCCCTGAGTACGGGGATCCACACCTCACCGGCAGCGGCGACCGTGTACACCTTGTCGGGGTAGTCGTCGCCGGTCGGCAACACGCCCTCGGTAATCAACGTGACATCAATGGACCCGGCGGAGTCGTTCTTCACGATCAGCGCCGAACCAACCGGGGCCGTGTCCGATGAGGTGGGTTTGGCGAACGTCGGCTTAGTACCGGCCCGCTTCACTGTTTGCAGTTGCATCAGCTGCCCCCTTACGGTGCGGTGGAGGCGGTGGCCGAACGCACAGCCAGCGAGATTTCAGCGGTCGTGAAACCGGCTTGCTCGCCGCCCTGCGGGGTGTAGGAAGCATCCGCGATACCGGTCCACACTTCGCCGGTCTGGGTGTGGGTCTCCTTGTAGTGGATGAACCCTTCCGATCCGGTCAGGTTCCCCGCAGCCGAGACAATAGCCTGGCCGGGGTCGGCTGCCTTGCCCGCCTCCGGGATTTTCACCGTCGCCGTGATCGTGGAGGAGAGGGTGGTGCCCATCTCCGTCATCCGGCCGTCCGAGTCGAACTCGGTGTCATCCTCACGGCCCTTCTCATTCGAGAGGGGCGTGTATGAAGTAACCCCGCCGACCTTGGAGTAGGTGACGGGGGTTTCGCCGTCAACATAGGCGGCAACCTCAAGTTTGTAGTACCGGTTGAGTCCAGCGGTAACAGTCATGGTCTATCTCCTCTGCGCTCAGACGGCGCGGTTAGGTGTGGGTAGGGTGATGTGCAGGTAGAAGTTGTGCGACTCGGCGTGCCCGTCGCTGTCCTGCCCGAGGTACGCCATCGACTGCCGTTCGCATTTGGTGACGTACTGGCCGTCGAGGGTGAATCCGGCCCGCGAGTGGAGCAGGTCGAACAGTTGGTGCCCAAGGTTGCGTGTTGGTCTGGGGTCGCCCCCGCCGGTTTTGATCTTGGCCTGGATGCCGCGCACCGAATCAGCGAGGCCCCCGCCGGCATCGGATACGGCGTACTCGGTGAGGACAATGGAGTCAGCCCGGTGCGGGTCTACGGTGTCGTAGATCCCCAGCGTGCCGTCCGGGTAAATCCCGGTGGCCTGCCATGTCCCGATGCCGTCAGCATCGAGGAGTTCTGCTATGCCGGTTATGAGGCTCATATTTCCCCCCGGATCTCGCGGGCGATGATCTCAGCGGCGGCTTTAGTCTCGGAGTTGAACGCGTTCTCAAGGAACTTGGCGTTACCGTCCGGGTGCCGTGCGCTCATGTCCTCATGGACCGCCACCGCGTACGGTGTGTCCACTGAGACGGCTACCTCCATGTTCCCGACAGAGACTTGGTGGGAGCGCCGCAGCGTGCCCTCCTCGACGGGTGTCTGCTGCACGGATACGCCGCTGATATGTTCGCCTGCGATGGCCAGCCCGCGGGAGGAGCCCCGCTTCAAGCTGGCGTCAACGTTGCGGCGGTTAGAAGTAACCTTCCACGCCATACGGGCCTCCTAAGTCAGGGCGATTTCCACATGGTCGGGCAGGTCAAGGTCCCCGGAATCATGCAGTGACCGGGTGATGACCTTCGATTTGGGTTGGCCTTCGCGGATGGTGACTTCGGAGTCGGGTTTGAACCAGTCATAGTTCGCCGTGTCCGTGAACACCTGGGATTCGGAAACGATCTGCTCACCTGTAGCCGAACGCACCCATTTACGGGTCTCCTCCACCCAACAGGCGATGCCGTTGTGGGTCTCGTACACGTCCCCGTATGCGCCCGTGCCCGCGTACGTGCGGACATCGACCGTGTGTTGCCACCAGTCCTCAAGCCCGCTCACAGCCTGACCGCCTGCCCGTCAAGGAAAGGCTTCAAATGCCAATACGCCAGCGTGCACAACTCAAACAAGGCGGTGATCTGCGCCTGCGTCCCGGCCTCGATCAGCGACACCGAATAATTCAGCGACGCCGAACCGATGGTCTTGGATGTCGGCGATGACGCCGAGGCGACTTTCGCCGCGCCCGCCGCCGGGTCCAAGCCTTGTTCCTGCCAGAACAACGCCTGAGCCTTGGTTGCATCCGCGAACACTTGGGCTGTGCCCGTATTTGACGGGTAGCCTTCCGCGTCCGTGGGGTAGACGGCGGTCTTGGTGGCGTCCTCTACCAGCGCCGAGGCGAGGAGGAGGAGGCTGTCAGCGTTGGCCGGTGGTTCAACCGTGGGCCATGTTTCGTCTACTGTTGCGTATACGCGCATGACAGCCTCCCGCTCTTACTTCTTGGACTTCTTCGGCTTCGATTCCTGCTCCGGCTCAACCGGGGCAGGCTCCTTAGCCTTCGGTTTCTCGTGGTACTGCCTCAGAAGCATCGACATGCTAGACCGCCGGCGTCAGGGTGATGTCCACAACGCCCTTATCGTTGAGGCGCTTCACCGCGTAATGCAGGTTCGTCGTCACAACGTTGGTGCGCTTGAGGATGTCGCGGTCCTGCTCAACCACCGGGCGGCGCTTATACAGCACGCCCAAAGAGTTGCGCTTGACGATCAGCGACTTACCGGAGGCGATCCGGTCCGTCACATACACGTCCAGCCCGCCAACCTGACCGATCAGGCCACGGTTGACGATACTGTTGCCGCTGTTGGTCTGCGCGGCCTGGATGAACTGGTCGTCCTTGAGGATCGCGGCCTTCTGATCCGAGCGGATAAACAGACCGAACACGTCCGAGAGCTCGAAGTCATCACCGAACAAGGTGGTCGAATCGACGATGGTCTCCCACGTCAGCCCAACGCCTGCGGCGGTGGCGAACTGCAACGGGGCAGAGTCGGTCGCGGCGGACCCATCAGCGTACGTGATACCACCGGTCACAACCTCGGAAGCGGCAGTAATCAGGTCGGCGTCCAACTTCCGTGCGGCAAGCACACCGAACTGACGGATCGCCTCATCCTGCGCGTTACCCAACCCATTCAGGGAGGCGGTGTCCGTGATCTCCACGGCCTTACCGGCTTCCTTGATGGTGGCGCGGCTGGACGACTGGGTGAGCGCCTCAGTGCCCATCGCCACGCCTTCGGACAGGTCCGCGAGGTCGGAGAGGGTGGACCACTTCGGGAACGCGACAGTGTCGCCGGGGACACCGGAGAGGGTGTCTGCCTGCGTGGCGGCGTTGAGCACGATGGCCCGGTTGACAAATTCTGCCTGGGAGAGGTCTTCCCAGACTTCCGGGGCGTAGAGCCCGGAGGATACGGTTTCAGCCATGGTGGCGTCCTTTCGGTTTACCTACCGGACAGTTGCCGGTAGAGGGTGGGGTTGGTGTTGAACAGGTCGTTTTTCTGTGCCGGATTCATGGCGTCGAATGCGGCCTGATCGATTTGGCGTTCCCCGGTCCCGCCGGTAAAGTCGCCGCCGCTTTGGCCTGCCGCCTGGGCTGACCTAAAGCGTGGGTTGTCATCCAGTGCCTTCTTGATGGCTTTCTGGATTCCCTCAGCGTCGTCGGGTGCGATGTCCCGTGTGGCGTTGAGGAAGCTGGTGGAGTCGAGGAGCAGGTCGGTGTCTGCGCCTTCGGTGGTGGCTGTTTTGTAGATGGCCAGTTCCCGTTTGGCTTGGTCCCGCTCTTGTTCGGCGGTTTCGGCGCGGGTCGCGTTCTCTTGGGCTTGCGCTTCGGCGGCTTTTACGGGGTCCTCGTCGTCGCCGGTTTTGATGCCGGCTGCTTTGAGGATCGCGTCGATCTTCGCCTGAGCTTCTTGCTGGGCCGCGGTTTCGGCATCGCGGGCCTTGGTGCGGTTCTCGGCGGCTTCGGAGCGTAGGCGCTCTACGTAGTCGCGGTCGAACGTTTCCTGCCGTTCCTCCTGCTTGGGCGGCTCCGGCGTGGTGGGCGGCGTTTCGGGGGGTGCTTCCGTTCCGGCATTGGTTGGCTCGGTGGTTTCGGCTGGTGCGGTACTCAATGGTGCCTCCTGGGCGCTATCGATGGTTGGCGGTTCTTCCGCCGGGAACTATTGCGCGGTGTGGTTACACCCGCTAGAGTGTGTGGACACCCCATAGAAGGGATGCCATGAGCAAAGGAACAACACCGAGGCACATCCGCCTCGATGACGACTTATGGGCAGCGGCGCAAGTCAAAGCCGCAGAACAAGGAACCACAGCATCAGAAGTAATCCGGGAACTACTCAAGGAATGGATCAACTCATGAAGAAAGCATCACTCGCACTCATCGCCGTCACCGCACTACTGGCCACCGGCTGCACCACAGCCCAGGCCATGGAAGCCAACGAACTGGCCTGCGACGAGTTCGCGGCCTACTCGAAGGACGGCATGCCGAAAGATCAGCGCTCGGAGGTGGTATCGAGTATCGGGGAGATCATCGGTAACACGGACCCGCAGTTGCAGGACGCGCATGATGGTTTGGTGAACAGTGTCGATAAGGCCGAGTCGTCGTGGACTTTGGCGGCTGATTCGTTCGCGCAGACATGCTTCGACCTCGGCTGGGAAGGCTAAGATGTACACCGATGATGAGGTGTCCGAGCTGGTATCCAGCGCCCGCAGGCAAGGGCGACTTGAGGGCATCAATTGGGAGCGCTCAGCGCGTGACTGGGATGCTTGTACAGCTCCACTCAAGCATGCGAGCCCTTATAGCCATTCGCGACAATGTATCCGCAATTCGGCCATATCTTCCATTGCAAACATTGTCGAACTCACCGGCAACGTCT